CATCCGGCAGTAGTTGAGAAAGTTGTCTTTGACTCAAGACCGCCAAGAGAAACTTCTTGCTCTTTGACAGCCATTCTGCCTTTCGGCCCATCAGTGAATGCCGCAGACTCAATGAACTGCTGACCAATAGACTTCGTGTTTACTGGCTGACCTGTTCGCGGATTAATGATAACTCCGTCATGCCCTTTGGACTGACCGTCAGGATGAACAACAGTATTGACAGCGGTCTTAAACATCTTTTCTCTGTCTGCTGTTGCCTTTACTGACTTTTCAATTGCTTGCAGACCTTCGACCTCAACTGCACAGTCGTTTATTTCTGCATCCATTTCATTTATTCTCTGAACCCTTGACTTTGTGTCTACAAGCTGATCGAAACCAGAACTCTTTACCAAAGACAAATCAACATTGTCCCCGGCTTCCTTGTAAACCTCTGCTAACTTCGCATTTTTTGCAAGAAGCTTTTCTTGTGCTTTCTGTAATTCGTTCATATTTACCCCGTTTCCAATAAATGTTTGAAAGTAAGTCGTGTCTTTTGGTACTTCACGAAACATTGCAACGCATCGTCTACGTCAGTCTCGCGAAAGTTATCAAGATGCTTGATAAACAGTTCAAATTGAATTGACAAGTCATTAAGAGATTCGCCAATTTCATCAACTGCCTTTCGCCTATCTTCGCCAATACCCTTTTGGCCCTTCTGAACCTTCAAATCATTAAGAGATTTGACGCGTTCTATTAAAGCGGTGACAGCATTAAGAGCCTCGCCAGCATTTTTTATTTGTTCATCAACTGTAATCTTCTCGCTTTTAAGTGCCAATGTTCCAGTGGCAACACCTGCACCACGCAAGACAGGACTTATTTCATGCACTTCTAGTTTTCTCAAGAATCTTACTTGCTTGCCCTGGAACTCTCCAAAGTCTGCCTCGATTACTTTAAATCCAAATGACCACTCTTGAAGTGGAACACCATTGTTCATATCAAACTTCAACGAACTATACCATTCGAGCGCGGTCTTTGCATCAGGGTCAAGATTAAACTTGAAATTAGCAATCGCAAGATTTGTTTCCTCCATCAACACGCCTTTACCTAAAGACGGCGAATGCCTATCATGTGCAGGAAGTACCACAACATCTTGACTACCAAACGCACCCTCAGTGATAACATCACCGTCAGAATCTTCAACACCAAGCGTGGCTATAACGGCAGAACCTTCGCCTTTCTCAGCGGCCTTGAAACTTTTGGCCAAGTCTACACTAAAGTTTTTATATTCAAGTTCCATGTTATTATTTCCCCCTGTTAATGATAATAAGGATATTTATATTATTGTTTCCCGTGAAACGTTTATTCTATATAGGCATAAAAAAAGGGCAAGCATACCCGGAATCAGTATACTTACCCTAATTCCCGCGTGTGCGAGCATTTTATTTAATTATATTTATATTTATTCTTCCACGATTTCAGGCGGTTGAGCAATTAACATTCTCGTTCCATTCGGGTGTTCATCTTGCACCAACCTTTGCCCTTGTTCTAGTGATACTATTTGTCCGTTCCACGCTTCACAATCTATATCAGTAGGGCCTTTGCGCGCGTCCATGACTAATACTTCCGTCACCCTGTTTGCGCTATACGTTGCAATTGCTGACTCCCTTTGTGCGTTCACGGTTTCAGTTCGAGCAATTAGTGTCGCCCGTGTTGATGATTTTTTAAAACGCCCCGATGGGATAAAGTCACGCAATCGTCTTGCAAGCTGCGGAACGCTTTCGCCCTCCAACCTGCCCTGTGATAGTTGTTCGAATATCTTTCGTTTGGTCTTTCCCGGTATGTCTAAGAGCCCTACACGCTTTCCCCCTTGTGACAAAATGACAGCCTCTGTGTCATCGACAATACTGATTCCAAGATCAAGAGTAGCCCCAACGCTTCTCTGTGTGGCCCGACTTATACGCTTATAGTTGTTTTCATATACGATTGTCAAGTCATTTATTATCTTTTCTGTATTAAGAGCCTGTGCGATCAAAGCTGCATCCATTGCGTCTTGGCTTGCGTCTTTGGCTGAATCCAATACCTCAATCGTCGCCCTCTCCACTTCCTCGCCAAATTCATTCAGCACCTTGAGTATGTCAATCCTGAACTTACGCTCAAGTTTCAACATATCTGCATCGAACTTACGAGCCATTGCCAACTGCTTCCGGGTAGGTCTGCCGGGTCGTGACTGCTGGAAGATAATCGCATCGGTAATGTTAAATTCCTCTGGATGATCTTCAAAGACCAGTGGCAAGTCACGTTTTGTCAATACTGTTGTCATTAATTAACCCTTATCATACGCCCACCAAGAACAAAACTTTCTGCGTTTACTGTAACGTCCTTTGTTTCTGTACACTCACGGCCTGTCTCGTCTAAAAACTTCATGGTGATTACGCAACTTCCTTGAACAATTTTCTTTGCTTCCTTCGTTTCAGTTTTTATTTTGTCTACCATAATTTTACCCAAATATTAAAATTATACATGCACAAATAAACAAGGCTATCCAAATCTTGAACTCACCCTTGCTCATCTTCCAATATTCTCTGGTGAACTCTTCCGGGATAATCATTCCCCCTCAACCTCCAATTGATTGAAACTTCTTAAATATATCCTGTCTGAATCTTCCACGCTCAACCCCTCTGCCTCTCTTGCGTCACTTACCTTTGCCCAACCCTGCGTGACTCCAACACCAATGCGTGTAACTTTAGCACTCTTATCTTCCTGCAATGCCTGAACGTTCTTATTGTCATAACCAACGTCAAGAGACTTATCGTTATCAAACTCAACAAGTAACTGGCGTTTCATAGTCTGACTAAATACCCTCTGCGTTGGGATTATATTACCCGTCCATGCCAACTTAATAAATGCAGTGACAGTCGCGCCAACCTTTGTTGACTCTAACCCGGAACCAAAGTTCACTACAACAGGGTTGATGCCAATTGCCGAACAAACCCGTTCTTCACTTATATTTCTAATGTCTGTAAGGGCCAAGTCTTTAGAGTTAAATCCAAAAGTTTCGATCTTCATTGGTACAGTCATCACCATTGCTTCGCCTTTGTTATCGCCTCCAAACTTAGTCTTGAACTTCTCCGCAATTGCTTTCGCATCATCAACGGCAATGCCCTCGTTTTCTCCAGGACTTATAACCACGCCTGGAATACCCATATTACGCAATATTGATGCGCTATAATTTGCAGCCTGATCGTCTGTAACCACTTCACGCAATACAGCACCAAGCGGTGAAAGCCCTGAACGTATGTTCAAAGGGTCAATACCGAAACGATAATGTACAATGTCCTCCGGTGGTATCATGATTGGAATGCCATTGGGATTGTATTCGTAATGGTCTATGTATATTGAAGCGTCGCCGTCATTGCCTCTTGGCCTCACCATCCAGTGAGGTAAATACCAAAGCTGTATCACTTGACCAAGTGCATTGCGTACCTTATGCCAATACACATTTCCGGCAATTGACCATGACAACATTGATGCCATGATTAATGATTCGTATGAGTAGAATGGATTCGGGTCGTCTATTAAATCAAGAAAGGGATGTGTGATTACTTGTTCGATGTCCCCGGACGCAAGTTTGCGTTCAAGTTTAACGGGTGCCTCTGGAAATGTACGCATCACCCATTGCACAGGCGACATAATAACATTGGAGCCTAAACCAGTACCGACCTCTTTTGAATAGTCGAATTTTGTACTCGGCAGACTTATTGTGAAATTGTTGCTGCGAGGGTGCTGAGTATCAACAGCCGCAACAGTCTGTGTGTGTTGTTTGGTAGGCCATGATAAAACATCATTAAGTCTCAAGGGCATTTCCTTTTTGAGTTATCAGATTATCGTGATACGCTAGATTACTTTTTATTTCTGCAAATATTTCCTCAATAGATTCCCACTCTGCCTTGCTGAAAACATGGTTATAACAACATAACACAAAATTTCCAGTGCAAGAAGTTTTTACAATCTGAAACCCAAAACACATCAAAGCGTCAACTGCGTCCAATCCAATTGAAACGGTTTTCCCTGTTGGAGTATACGGCTCAAGTTGTGGCAACCTGTTTGTCATCCGGCACACCCTCCCCTTGTTGCTCGATTAATCTTTGCCTGTTTCTCTCTTTTAGCTGAAAGAAAGTGTATTTTTTACAATGACAATATTGCCAATCAAACGGCTTTTCATTGAGGAATTTATGTATCTCTTTCCTCCTGCCTCCGGACATTGGTACTTGCAGACAAGTTTTTCTTTTGCTCACACTGCCACCGCCCTTCGTCTCATTCTAATCATCGGTTCTAACGCATAGCGCACATTGTCAGGTACGTGATTGCATTTGTCAACAGGAATATTTAATATTTCTTTCGTCTGTGCGTCTTGCTTCCAACGGTAATTACTAAAATCATCCCATGCCCCGGCACACCTTTCGTGAATTACTATCCTCCGGAACGATCTCAAGAACTTAATACCATCCTCAATACTTCCAGGCCCTTTCTTCGCTCCGAGTATATCAAAGCCGTGTCGTTTCATATAACTGATTGACGCTGGCTGTGAATTGTCTGCCCTTATACGTCCCTCACGAATACCGGGTATTGTATCAAAAGCGGCAACATAATCATCATAATCAATGCCGTGTGCGTAAAACTCATAATCAATGTATAAATCCTTATCAAGTATGAACATGCTGTGAATTGCCATTGGGTCGCCTGAAAATCCCCAATCGCAACCGTAATGCTTTACAACGCATGTTGGCGTTTCAAACGCTTCCTTGTGTATCCTGTCGCCAAATATCAGTGCGTCATGGTACTCTTTGCATCCACCCTCCCAAACATGGTCATATTTTGCAGGGTCGTTTACTCTGTCATATTCCATTTCCTGCCGCAATACCTCTGGAAAATACAGGTTATCACGATAAGTCATGTGAGCCGTTATACAATGCGGCGCCGGATTAAGTACAAACCTGTTCCGGGTTGCGCTGTTCTTATCTTCCTGGTTGAATGAAATCCATATCTCAGAACCTTCTTTCCTGATTGTGGGTATTAAAACCGTCCAAGAGTCCTCAGAGATCTTTTCCGCTTCTTCACACCAACATATATCAATACCCTCTGTAGACTTGATCTCTGCTATATTGTGCCGTAATCCCTTGAATATGAAATCAGAGCCTGTTGTTGAAGTAATTAAATCACGTTGTATTTTAAAGAACTCTGTTAGTTTTAACGCTTGTATACGGTCAGAAAGCAATCTATGTACTGAATCCTTGATTGACCGCTGCGTTTCCCTTGTGCATAAAATACGGAGTTTTTCGGTTGAGGCCCTGAGTAACAACATATCTGCAAAGCTGTATGACTTACCGGAACCACGCCCACCTTCAAGAACCTTCTCACGTTTCTTCGAGAATATTACCGCCTGTGCCTTCTCCGGCATGTAAACTCTTTGTTGCGGTTTCTTCATCATCTGTGCCAGCCTCAATCAATTTATCTTGAACAATAAACGTCCGGTCCGGGTGTATATTAACCTCAACCTTTGTTCCAGGAATGCCATTATCTGTGGGCCTGAACAATCCAGCCATTTCGAGTAATGTTTTTTGCGCGGAGTGATCGCCTTTCATTGCAGTCTTGACAGTTGAGTAACATATTTGCGGTAAATACGACAACACTGCATCAGCGCATTGTTTCTTGAACCACTCAGGAAATGCAGCGTGATTCTTTAAAGTATAATAAAACAAGGACTTACTGACACCCGACAACTCAGCGGCTTTTTCCTTGTTTCCCATAACCTCTTTAGATAAGAGGACATGGCAATAATGCCTCAATTTCTGCGTTGGTACATATTCGTTCTGTTTTGTATCGTCTACCATTCAATCGCCTCACCATTCAATTTAATCTTATTATTGCCTGTATAATCCACATATCTTTGCACAATTACATCGACATATTGCGGATCTAATTCCATCCCGTAGCACCTGCGCTTTGTCTTTTCGCAAGCGATTAGGGTTGAGCCGGAACCGAGGAACGTATCGAGTACAATGCCACCCTTCGGAGAACTGTTTTTGCTTGCCCTTTCTGCCAATGCTGTCGGTTTTTGAGTTGGGTGATATTCATTTTTACTTGCTCTGTCATATTCCCAAAGCGTGACTTCATTATTTGCACCATACCACTTTGCAGATTTGCCTTTTTTATGTGCGTAAAAACAAGGTTCATGCTTGCCTTTGTATTTTGCAGATGACATAAATTGTGCGTGATTTTTTGCCCATATAATCTGTGCTGTTATTTTTAGCCCTGCATCTTCCGTTGCCGTTGCCGTTGCCGTTGCATCTGCATACCAAACATAAAACGCACCATCATCATTTAAAACCTCAACTGCATGTGGCATAAATAAAGAATAAATATTTGTACCCAAGTTATCATTTGCAAGCCTCTCTTGCTTTTTCATCCCCCCAGTGTAATCAACTCCATAAGGTGGGTCAGTAAACACCATATTCGCCTTATTCCCATCCATCAGCACCGCAACTATCTCTTTGTCGGTTGAGTCCCCACATAACACCCGGTGATTGCCAAGCTCGTACAAGTTCGCCCGGCTGACTTCGTGGAACGGCTGGTGGGG